GGTTCATTGGATACTAATGCAGTTCCTACTGGAATATATTCATCACCTGCCGGTCTTGTACGATCAATGACTTTTAGAGATGGATATCTTTATCAGAGTAGTCAGCAAGATGATGAGTTTTGGTTACAGCTGCAAAACAACAGTGCCTATTATCCAAATCAGGCTCCAACGACTACAGGTGATGGAACTGGATGGTCTATTTTAACCTGGGATACTGATAGCGAAAGTACTAACGGTGTGCAGACTCAGTCAAGAGCCACTTCAACATATTCAACTTTTCTAGCTGGCGGCGGTGTTTATGTATCACAGTGGAAAAAGGCTTATAGTGGCTCAGGTTCAAGCGGTGGTGATTCACCACGAAATCCCTTCCTTGGCCAGACAGGCGGTGGATCAGTAAAAATGACGTTTACTTAAAGAGAAATAAAAATGGATTACGAATACGAATTTAATACAAGAATTGAAAATATAGACGGTGAAGATCATACATGGACTACGTGTAGAGTATTAGAACACCCAAACGAGATTTATGTTGAGGCACCATCTATATACGACAGCGAAGGCAATATAGATACTGCTGCATCTCAGGCATCTGCTAAAGGTAGTGCAGATGAGATAATCGAAGATCTTGCCGAATAGTAATAGAGGAAACTAAAAATGGCAATTAAAATATCAAACTCTACTATTATAGATGATAGTAAAAATTTTATAAATGTTCAGTCTTGTACTGGCACGTATGGAGACTTACACGCTTCTCCATCTTCTGTTACTTCAAACATTACTTTGTCTAATTCTATTCAGACTTGTATTATGACTGGAGCGCAAACGTTTACTATAAGCGGTGGCGACGAAGGTAGAACAACTGCTTTATTATTAGATACAACATCTTCTGGCCATGCTCCAACATTTCCTTCTAGTATAAAGTGGGTAGGTGGAGAACCAACCTGGAGCAACTCTAGATATTGGCAAATAACACTTCTTTCAAGAGGAACTTATCAGGCGGGGTCTGCTGTAGGCTATGCAGGATCTTCACCAACAGAAGCCGTTACTTTAGGTGGAACCACAGGCGCGCCATTACAGAATATGGATGCAACTGGCATAGTACCGTTTGAAGCAGGTTGGAGATTTAAAGCAGACGGTAATGTATATAAATGGCAACATCCAAATAATGCTGGTGGAAATGGCGAAACTTTATATTCTACCACAACTTGGAATAACATTACTCCATCGCAAACATATTATATAAAGGCGTCTAACTACTCAGGCTCAGTTAACTTAAACGTGGCTAATAGTGATACACTCAACACATGGATAGCTTTAACTGGAACAAGAGAATTTAATGTATACGACACTAGAGCGTCGAATAGCTATGCCGATGAAGATTGTGTTATGAAAATAGAAATATCGGCGAATAGTAGTGGATCACCAGTATTAGCAACCGGCTATTATAAAGTTATGTACGCTGGAACAGCATAGGAAAATAAAATGGCACTATCACATGTAATGAATATTATTAGTAATGCAGGAATAGTATCAGCAGGCACAGGTAGCGGCGGTGGCGGTGGAGGTGGCAGTAACTTAGACAGCCAAACTGTTACTGTTGGAACTCACACTCAATCCTTTTCTGGTGGTAGCGGTTTACCAGCAAGCACAGGTCATTGGCGTGGTAAATTTACTAACTCCTATGCAACTGCTGGGTCTATCTCTGACGGAACAAGTAATCTTTATAGTGGTGCATCAATTGTAGAACTTTATTATACTTGGAATACTGTTTACGGTGCTTCATATTTAGCACTGAGAATTGATACTACAGTGCTACCAAACAGCGGATGGACTACTTTAACCGTAGGCACTACAGCTTTTCAAAGAACGGCCGCAACTTATAACGGCAACTCAAGCGGCGATACCCAATGGACTTGGACAACTTCTGGTGATTTAACTGGTGCCCAGAATCCATTCGCAGCCTCTGGACAAACCACAACTTGTGTGTTTACATAATAAATAAACAAAAGAGAATAAACTAATGGCACAACCAACAACAAGAGAACAATTCAAAGGCTGGATACTCCGTAAGCTAGGAGCTCCTGTGATTGATATTAACGTGTCTGATGAACAGATTGACGATCGTGTTGATGAAGCTGTAGATTTCTGGAGAGACTATCATTATAATGGAAGTCAACTTGTTTATTTGAAACACCAGATTACACAAGAAGATAAAGATAATGGTTATGTAACTTTACCCACAACGATACTTGGTATATCAGGCATCTTTAATATGCAGTCAAGTATTTCTACAGGCGGTGGTATATTTAATGTTCAGTATCAATTTGTTTTAAATAATCTTGAAGACATTACTGGTTATAATATCACAAACTATTTTATGTCAATGCAACATATGGAATTCTTACAGGAAATGCTTGTTGGAAAACCAATGGTCCGTTATAATAAACATGTAAATAAATTATGGATTGATTCTGGGGCAGACACAATGCCTGTTGGTGAATATATTATTATTGAGGCGTATGATGTAATTGATGGAACAACATATGCAGATGTATGGGGTGATCGTTTCTTACAAAATTACGCAGCTGCGTTAATTAAAGAACAGTGGGGATCAAACCTAACAAAATTTACAGGTATGCAACTTGTTGGTGGAGTATCTTTCAACGGAGAACAGATACTTGCTGATGCCAGAGAAGAAAGGAAAATAATGGAGGAAGAAGCAGTACAGAATCTGCAACCTCTTTCCTATGGATTTATTGGATAAGCTAAATGGCTACGAATACATTCTTTAATAATTATGCTCAAGTCCAAGAACAATCTTTAATTGATGATTTAGTTATTGAGTCAATTAAGATTTATGGTGTTGATGTCATTTATATTAGTAGAGCAATTAAAGGTCGAGATAAGATCTTTCGTGAAGATGACTTTCCAGAATACAACGAAACGTTTGAATTTGAAACTTATGTTAAGAGTATGGAAGGCTTTGAAGGAGAAGGGGATTTCTTATCTAAGTTTGGTTTAGAAATAAGAGATACATTAACGCTTACAGTTGCGAATAGAACATTTGAAAGACACGTAACTCGAGAAGTTGTTGAACTTACTCGACCAAGAGAAGGCGATTTAATTTACTTCCCTTTAAACGAAAAGATGTTTGAAATTAAATATGTTGAACATGAAAGCATATTTTATCAAATGGGACAAACACAAGTATATGATATGCAATGTGAATTGTTAGAATACGCTAACCAAAGGTTTAATACTGGTCGTTCTAATATTGATGATTACTTTGCTGCATATAATACAGACATAATTGTTGATGCAAATAATGCAACATTGTCGGCACTTGCTGCAACTGATGATAACTCAATGAACCTTGACTTTGAAATAGAAGCCGATGGTATTATTGATTTCTCAGAGGTAGATCCTTTCAGTGAAAACATATCTATAAGTGATACCTAATGGCAATAGCAAATTATTTTTACAATTCTACGATTCGCAAATATGTTGCTCTATTTGGTACATATTTTAATCAATTAGAAGTTCGCAGAACAAGTACTGATGGGACTCTTAATCAGAGACAGATAGTACCTATTTCTTATGGACCATATCAAAAGATTTTAGCAAGACTTGAACAAGATCCTACATTACAAGGCGGAGCAACGCAAGACGCATTTGGAAAGCCAACTGCAGGACAACCATTCGCAATGACATTGCCTCGTATGGCTTTTGAATTAAATAGTTTTACATATGACGCAGAACGAAAAGTTGCGCCAACAAGAAAATTAAGAAAGACCGCTGTAGATGTAGATAACGGTGGCAGACGATTTGTATATTCAGGAACTCCATATAATATGGGATTCAGTTTATACATCATGGCAAAATATAACGAAGACGCGGTTAAATGTTTAGAACAAATATTACCGTTCTTTAATCCAGAATTTACAAGCACTGTGAATCTGATACCAGGATTAGAAGCAATTGATGTCCCTCTCATATTAAATGATGTGACATCAGAAGATTTATACGAAGAAGCCTTTACACAAAGAAGAAGTATACTATATACATTAAACTTTACAATGAAAGGTTGGTTCTTCGGTCCTGAGAAGGATAAGGCAGTTATTAAGTTTGTTGATGCAAGAGTGGCAACTGATACACCAGCTGATACAGAGTTTGAAACATTCCAAACTGGACAACCAGGTTCTACAGCAAATAATGTAGCAACCTCAGATATAACACAAACTATTGATTATAGCTTGATTGAATTTGACGACAACTGGGCATACTTGGGGCAAAGCTCTGATACAGAACCTAGTTAAGAAGGAACATTTATTATGAAGATTGGATTTACTTGCAGCAGCTTTGACCTGCTTCATGCTGGACACGTTCAGATGCTAAGAGAAGCAAAAGAACAATGTGATTATTTAATTGTAGGATTACAAATGGATCCTGCTGTAGATCGTCCTAAAGAAAAGAATCAACCAATCCAAACAATTGTTGAAAGATACAGTCAACTTAAAGCGGTAAGTTACGTTGATGAAATTATTCCTTATGCAACAGAACAAGATCTTGAAGATATACTTGAACTGTATACAATCAATGTTCGTATTTTAGGTGAAGAGTACAGAGATAAAGAATTTACAGGAAAGGACATTTGTCGTAAACGTGATATTGAACTTTTCTTTAATAAACGAGATCATCGGTTTAGTACATCAAAGCTTCGTCAAAGTTGCGCTTGGGTAAACAAAGATGGTGACTGGAAAGTTACGGATAAATAATATTATGAATGAAGATACTATAGCACAAAAGTTAAATATGAGACCGCTCCAAGAGACTCAAGAAGCGTTGGATAAATTAGACGTGAAAGTATCTGACTTACCAGTTAACTCTTTTTCAACAAACGAAGTCGCAATGGAAGGGGAACTGCAGAAAAGTGTAGATTCTATAAAGAATTTGCCACAAGAAAGTGAAGCAGGCCTACCAGCCGTTATGAGTTCTACTGCCAAAGAGAATCTAAAAGATATTGAATTGGCTAAGGCAAATATCGAAAACATTATTAATCTCGGTGACGACGCTGTTAAAGAAATGACAGAGATTGCGAAACAATCAGAATCACCTCGAGCGTTTGAAGTTGTATCTACTTTAATGAAAACATTACTTGATGCAAACAAAGATTACGTTGAAATGTCAACAAAGAAAAGATACGCAAAAGAAGAAGATCCTTCGGCTGATAAGAGTACTAACGTTACAAATAATAACCTTATCGTATCAACCGCTGACTTACTTAAGATGATAAAAGGTGATGAAGATAAGTAATGAGTAACTTCGATAAAGGATACTTAGGTAATTCCCATCTCAAAAAGATTGGTGAACAAATTGAGTTTACTCCTGAACTTTTAAAAGAATACATGAAGTGTGCTCAGGATCCTGTATACTTTGCAGAGAACTATATTAAAATTGTACATGTTGACCATGGATTGATTCCTATGAACATGTACGAGTATCAAAAAGAGATTACCGAAAAGATTACAAATAATAGACGTGTTGCTGTATTAACCGCAAGACAGAGTGGCAAGACTACGACTGCAACTGCTGTTATATTACACTACATCCTCTTTAACGAATTTAAAACTGTAGCCATATTGGCAAACAAGGGAGACGGAGCTCGAGAGGTTCTAGGCCGTATCCAGTTAGCCTATGAAGCATTACCTAAGTGGATGCAGCAAGGTATTGAAGAATGGAATAAAGGTAACATCACATTAGAGAATGGTTGTAAGATCTATGCAGGTACTACAACATCTTCTGCTATTCGTGGTAAATCTATTTCCTTTCTATATCTCGATGAGGTTGCGTTTATTGAAGGATTTGATGAATTCTTTGCTTCGGTATATCCAACGATATCATCTGGTAAAACAACAAAATTATTAATGACATCTACACCAAACGGATTAAACCATTTTTGGAAAACATGTAAAGGTGCCAAAGAAGGTACAAATGGTTATGAATATGTTGAGGTTATGTGGAACGATGTCCCAGGTCGAGATGAACAATGGAAAGAGGAAACTCTTGAAGCGTTAGATTTTGATAACGAAAAATTTGAACAAGAATACTGTTGTCAGTTCTTAGGAAGC